TTTTTTAGCGTCCGTTTTTTTCTCATAGAACCCTTTTTCATAGTAAAATACTATATAATCTATAAAGAAAAAAAATATTTAGGAAATGTATAAATGAAAAACGAAAATGGCGATTTTGGCGACGTTATGGAAAGTAATACCAATATCCATAACGTCTCCTCTCTTCCACTCAATCCTCGTAGTGAATACTTATATTGGTGTCTTACATTCTTTTATGATGGCGATGAAGAATATAATAAAATACTTGAAAAATTGAAATTTATAAGTAATAGGGGCGTAGTTGGAAAAGAAATTTGTCCTACTACTAATAAACCGCATTTACAGGTTTTCATTAAAACTAAAAAGAAACAAAGAGTATCCGCGATGTGGAAACTCTTTTCTAAAGACCGATGTCGTCCTTCTTACGCTGGTGAAATTGATAATGTAGCATACTGTATGAAAGAAAACAATTATATCACTTGGGATGTTAATTCTAATAAAATTAATGAAACAACCCAACAAATTTTTATACAAAATATAGAAACTTTTTATAATTGGGAAAGTGAAATTCTTAATATTTTGGGTGAAGAACCTGATAAACGTTCTATAAACTGGTTCTGGGGTGAAAATGGATGTGAAGGTAAAACAACCTTCCAAAAATTTATTTTTACTCATTACAAAAATACTGTCGTATTATCTGGTAAAGGTAGTGATATGAAAAACGGAATTATTGAATATGTTAAAAAAAACAAAAATATTCCGGAAATTGTTCTTATCAATATACCAAGAAGTTCCAACTCATATGTTTCTTATTGTGGATTAGAAGAAGTAAAAGATATGTTTTTTTATTCTCCTAAATACGAAGGTGGTATGATTTGTGGAAAACCCCCCCACGTTATATGTTTTGCTAATGAAGAACCTAAATATGAAAAAATGTCTCAAGATAGGTGGAAAGTAAAAAAAATAAACTAAACTCCACGCACTAAGAAAAACCAAAAAAAAATAAATTTTTTTTGGTTTTTCACACACTACACAACCTAAGCGGTTGGCTGACGCAACGGTCATACTGACTAAAACCCAACATATAAAAAAGTAAAATTTCATAATACAACCGCATAAACCGCATACGCGGTTTTGCTATTGTTTATTCAATTTTATTTTTTATGACGATTTGGGTTGGGTTTTACCTACTACGGCGTTGTCTCTAGTGTAAAACCGCGGGCGTACGTTCCGTTTAAAATTATTCATAAAGATTTTTTATTCCTTTTTTGTGTATGAGGGGCGCGACTGTAAGGAGCGCCTTAAATGTCATTATATACCATTTGGTGAAACATAGTTATTATAAAACTATTTTGAGCGGTACTAGTTGAACCATCTGCATAACAACCCAAGAAACCTATATAAAGATTTGCGTTGTTTGGTAATGTTCCGCTGTCATTTGAATATTTTAGGTATTTATTGACCCATTTAGCACAATTTATATTAAAACGACCGATTGCCTGTCCTTCTCCGCTAATCGTTGAAGCAGGAAATCCGTTTGCCCCTGTTGGATTACATAGGGTAAATTGTTTTTGATAATGAACTTTATAATCCGTATCATTAATAGGATATAACATATCAAGAGAATTGTTATTTGTCCCACTTGTTCCTGTTTGAATACGGAACAAGTCTCCGCTAAACGTGTCATTTGTAGATTGGTCTCTTACAACCTTAGTAGAATATATAAACATTCTAATCATTATAGGCGAAGCATAATTTGAAATTGCGTTGTAAGGATTTAATGTAATTATACCTTTTACATTAATATTTTTAAGTTTTATCTTCCAACCTGAGTGTCCTGCCTGAACGTCTCCTTGAGAAGTTGGTTTTATAAGCGCGTAACCCCCATTAGTTCTTAATGTTGATTGCGATAAAGTTTGGGAAGATATTAAAACTTGGTCTTCAATATTTTTTGCTAAAATCTTCTTAACATATTTTTTTACGCCTAAAGGAACGGTATTTCTAATAACTCGTTTTTTTAGCGTCCGTTTTTTTCTCATAGAACCCTTTTTCATAGTAAAATACTATA